CGAGGTAATATGACAAAAGCAAGAGATTTAGCAAATATAATATCAGGTGGTTTTACAGCAGACGATATTCCAAATATTCCTGCAAGTAAAATAACTTCTGGTCAATTTGCAGATGCAAGAATAGCAGACTTATCAGCAACTAAATTAACTGGTTCTATAGCAGACGCTAGAATACCTGCTAGTGCAGTATCACAACACGCAACATCTTTTGATGATAATAAAATTATTAATGATATTTCTACTTTAGGATTAAGAGTTCATACTCAAGAAAATCTTACTGGCTCGAATACAAATTCTGCCAGTTTTGATGTATTTCAAGATGCAACTAAAGTTCACAATTTTAGTACAGCAACTCATAACGCTGTTAGAGAATATTGTTCAGCTGAAACATTAGGAGGAACAGCTCAAGGTATTGATTATAACAATCCAACACCTTCAAATTACCAATTTACTTTAGGTGGTAGTTGGATACAAGGAGCGCAATCTTCATTTACAAATGCTCACACTAGTTATTTTGGTGAGACTGAAGGTATTGCAACAAACTCTTTATGGGCTTATACGCAGGCTTCACCTGCCTCAACTCAAGTATGGACACACGATTATAAGGAAACAAAAAATTTTGGTGGCAGTATTGCTTTTGGTGGAATGGATTATTCATCTTATGTTAATCAATGGAAAATTGAATACAGTTTAGATAATGTTAGTTATACGGCAGTTGATATGTCAGGTTGTTCGCACGGTGCAAACGCTAAATCGCCAAGTGGACAACTTAAAACTTTTTCAAGTGGTACAAACGCAGGAATAGTTAATTTTACTGGATCTGCTGGTGGTTATGAAAACTGGATGGTTAGAGTTGATAATGTTCCATCTTTTACTGCTAGATACATTAGATTACAAATGTTGAGTAAAACAGGTGGAAATTCTTATTACGCATTATCTATTTTTGAACCTTATATTTATCCAACTATTACAAATGCGACTGGTTCATTTCAAGGAACTGCAATAACCGCTTCTTCATCAACAAACAATATGGGAGCAATAATCACGTATCAAGATGCTGGATCAGGAACTAACACTTTAAATACAGATCTTATTTTACAATTATCAGCTGACAATGGATCAAATTATACAACAGCAACTTTAACTGCTTTGCCTGACTTTGCTACTGGTATTAAAATGGCAAAGGTAAATGATCTAACTATTGGAAATGCAGGAACTCAATTGAAATATAAAATTTCTTTTGCAAATCAAGGAGCAGTAAAATTAGGAAGAATAAGAGGCGTTTCGCTTCAATATTAATTTGTGCGTTTATCAATAGTTGCATTATCTATAGCAACTATGAATGAATTTCGTTCTAACATTATTTATTTGTAGTTACACAGCAGGACAATGTTTACCTCCTTATCAATGGCCAGAAACATTTGTTGATGGTTATTCATGTATGGTTGCAGGTAACAATGCATCTAATGAAAAATTAATAGAGATTGGAGCTGCTGAAGTAAATAGTCATAAAATTTATATTAAGTTTCAATGTCTTGAAATTCAAGCAGGAGATCCAGCATGAGAAAAAAAAGAACTCCTTCGCAAATGGTAGCAGAACAAAATGCAGTAAGGATTTCTTATCATGAAAAAGTATGTGCTGAAAGAATGAAAACATTATTTAAAGCGATTGATGAATTAAAAAAAGATGTAAGAGAAATGAGATCCGATATGAATAAATGGAAAGGAGCAGGTGGTATTATTATTCTAATTGGAGGAGTTATTGGATCTATTTTCTATTATTTTATAGGAAAGTAAATGTTTAAAGGTCATCGAATAATAGTAATAGGGGATGCTCACGACAGTCCAGGAATAAAACAAGATAGATTTAAATGGATTGGTCAATACATTAAACAAGCCAAACCAGATTATATAATTCAAATAGGAGATTGGGCATCTTTTGATAGTCTAAGTTTTTTTCAAAAAAATTCTACACAAGCAGGTAAACTTAAAGATGCATATATGGAAGATATAGAATCTATGAGAAAGTCTATAGATATATTAGATAAAGCTATAGATAATCCTAGAATACCAAGACACGTTACATTTGGTAATCATGAACAAAGAGTTTATAGGTTTGAAGAAAATATTCCAGAAATAGCAGGTATGATGAAAAAAGAGCTGCATGATTCTTTTTTAAAAACCAACTGGAAATTTTCTCAGTACGGAGCATTTAAAGTGATAGGGGGGGTATCCTTTACTCATTGTCCATTAAATATTATGGGCAAAGAATATGGTGGCAAGAATTGCGAAGTACAAGTTGCTAATGATGCAACTAATGACATAGTATTTGGACATACCCATAAATTTAGAGATTGGAAAGCTCCCAAAATAGGCGAAAAAAACTTTGTTAGAATTATTAATGTTGGATGTGCGTTGCCATTCGGACATGTTGAGGAGTACGCTAAACTAAACTTAACTGGTTGGTCTTGGGGAATAGTTGAGCTTGGCATTTGGGATAATCATATCCAAGAAAGTCAATTTATTTCTATGGACAGATTGGAGAAAACATATGGATAAAATAAAAGAAAAATGGTCTTTGTTTAAAGATTGGTTGTCTAGAAAAATAACTCAATACAAAGAACATTTATTTAAGAGTTACAAATGATAGTATCAGCAGATCAATGGGATAATGAAAGATGGCCTAATTTTAATCCAGATGAATTTAAATGCCAAGGTTCTGGTGAATTAAAAATATCACCTGTTGTATTAGACTTTTTACAAGCTTATAGAAATATAAAAGGTTCTGGAGTTACTGTTACTTCTGGTTACAGATCACCTGAACACAACAACTCGGTATCATCTACAGGTTTAGATGGGCCACACACAACTGGGTTATCGGTTGATATTTCAACTAACTCATCAACACAATATCAATTACTTAGATTTGCATTAAATTATAATCCTCAAGCTATGGGTATAGGTATTGCTAAAACTTTTACTCATATAGATTTTCTTACAATAGATGCTGGAGATAAATATGCAATAAGACCTAATGTTTGGAGATATGCTTAATGTGGTTATCAGCTCTCAAACTTGGTATTAATGCGGCATCTCATATATATAAAAAACGTCAAGAAACGAAAATGGCTATGGCAGATGCACAACATCTTCATGCAGCTAAAATGGCTAAAGGCGAAAGCGAATACCAAGGTAAGTTATTAGAAGCTAGACAAAATGATTACAAAGATGAATTTTGCCTTTTAATATTAAGTTTCCCTATCATAGTTTTAGCTTGGGCAGTTTGGTCAGATGATCCAGAAGCAATGCAAAAAGTTAATTTATTCTTTGAACATTTTGCAGCACTTCCTTCATGGTTTACAAATTTGTGGATCCTTGTCGTTGCGAGTATTTTTGGAATAAAGGGAACACAAATCTTCCGCAATAATAAAAAATGACAAGAAAAACTAACACAGCTTTAATTGCATTGTTAGGTACAATTTTAATGGGATTAAGTACTTGGGCATTAATGGAAATTATAGAATTAAGAACCATTGTAGCTATGTTGCAAACTGAAATTTTATCCTTAGATAAAGTTATAGGTCGTATTTATGCTCATATGGATAGATTAGTTAAATGAGCAAAGCTATTAAACATTTAATTAAATTAAATAAAAAAGCACAAAAATTACGAGATAAAAGATTTCGTACTTATGCCAAACATAAAGATCATGGCACAGATATATCTTATGAAAATGAAATAGATAAATTTTTTAACGACTTAGCAAACAATACACCTAATGCAGAACAATTCGAAAAAAAAGACTTGGAGTAAAAAGAAAAACGCAGTATTTTTTTGTGGCAGATGTGAAAGCTGCAACAAAGAATTAACCTCTGATATGGGTGGTTGGATCATTAATGCTGAAAAAAAGTATTTTTGCCATGATGGTCGAGATGGGAGCTGTTTTGACAAATATTGTGAGTCTAGAAGCTCCATAGAGGACTCAGGAGAGTCTTCGGCAGCATAATTGGGTAATAGGTATGCATCAAATACAAAGCTCGTCTATGAGTCTTTAAATGGCTTTAAACAATATTAATAAAGTTACCCACATATCCACATACTAAATACCATTAAAATTTGATGGTTGTGCGGAATATGTTATTAGTGTTGTATGTCTAATATGATTATTAAAGATCAAGATCTTCCAAAAAATTGGAACAAGGTACATAAACAAAGATTAAATGATATTTTAACTGGCATTAAACCACATTTTGAAAGAATTAATGCAGAGCATTTATGTACTGTTGAAAATGCACCATCTGTTTTAAGAATTGCAGGAAAACTTGGTGCAATACATAGACAACTTTATAGAGATTGGGGAGATGATGAAATATTAAAAGGATTTAACACACCTATTAAATGGCAACTTTTACATATTATAAATGAAGAATCTACAAGAGGTAATCCAGTTTACAAAGAAAAATTACTTAAACACCCAGATATAAAAGTTTCTGCAACAACTTTATTTAAAGCTGTAGATGATTTATTAGAAGATGGATTATTAATTGATATGGAAGCTTACAGTGATCAACATAAAAAAAAAAGAGATAATAGATCAGTAAACCTTAGACCAAGTGTTCCTGTAGTTATAGCTTATATAAAATTAAATGTTCAATTTTTATTAAATACATTAGAAATGATTAAAGAAAGTACTAAAGTTAAAATAGAATTTAATTAAGTTTATTTCCATCCTCTTTAAATTTTTCAGATTCAACTGTAGCAAGAGCAGAAGATAATAAATCAATAACAAATTGCTTTTTATTATAAGATGATGCTATATTCATTACAACAGAAGTTAATGCAACAAGTGATGCATCTACATTACCACGCTTAAGCAAGTCAATCGTCATATGATCATTTAAATCTTCTACTGACTCTACACAATGGATAAGTTTTAATTTTCTTTTTTTAAATTCTTTTTTTAAATCTAATATTGATTTCATATTGACAGGGTAGGGGTTCTTGGTTTAATTTCCAACGCACAATGGCTCATGATGAATACAGAAAATTGTACGAAATTGCTGAAGAAGTAGAATATCTTAGAAAACAAATTAATTTAATTTGCAAAAGAATGGGAATTGAACATCAAATCAAAACTAAAAAAAATTATTATGGTTGGGATGTTGAATTGTTTGACGGAATATTTGGTGAAAACGGATTAAAGTTAGAAGACGAAGACAACGTAAAAAAAGACACCAATGTCATAAATTACTTTGATAAAAAAAAGTAAGCACCTACAGGATTACATAGAACACGACACCTATTGCCCAGGGAAGATGCTTACTTAAAAGTAAACAACTAGGATTACCATGGTGTTTTACTTAGTCCGTATAGACTGGAGTTATTTCTAACATCAAAACCTAATTGTTTACTTTAACGAAGTCTTGGGTTATTTTTTTTATAAAGAACTTTCCTCTGACTTCTATCTTTTTAGCTAAAAGAATTTTGTTTTCGTAAGCGAGTAAACTAAAAAAACCCGCTTACGATTTCTATTTAATGGTGCGTGTTGGTTAAACCGTTTCATGATACCTAGGGATTCGGAAGTGCTTAACCAACTTTACGATTGCACCAAACCGCCATCTGATCTTCCTATCCCAACTGTGAACTCTGTTAAAACTGATTGTTAAAATCACCACTAGCATCATTAGCATTATTGCTAGATGGAGTAGGTGAAGGTGTTGCTGTTTCTTTAGCAGACACCATTCTAATAACACCAGTATATCTAGGAACAACTACTTCAGTTACATATCTAGTATTGCCACTAGCATCTTTATAAGATCTAGTTTCAATTTCACCTTCGACATATAACATAGTACCTTTCTTGCAATACTTGCCCATCGTTTCAGCGATACGAGGATCAAATACTACAATCTTATGCCAAGTAGTTTTTTCTGAATCTTTAAACTTCTTGTTAGTAGCAAGAGATAAATTAGAAAAGCTTTCACCTTTTTGAGTTTGTTTCATCTCAGGATCAGCACCTAATCTACCTACTAGGATTACTTTGTTTATCATCTTTTTCTCTCCTTAATTTAGAAGGATCTATTACTTTTACATTAGTTTGTTCAGCAGATCCATTAGAACTGAATTTACTTTTCATCTCACTAACGTATTTATTATTGTCAAATAGACCTAAAAATACATCAGCAGACACACCTAAATATGACATTGCTTTAGTTAATGCATCAGTAGCAGCTTTCTTTGGTGCTTCATCATCAAGTCCGCCATTCTTTTTATATAATGGACATACACTTGATATTGGCCCATAAGCATACCACGTTTCATTTTCTTTCCATTGAAGAATTACTTCAGCAAATACATTTTGATCTGTATATGAATAAGTATTTTTAAATCTCCAACCTTTACCAATTGGCCCAAATTTACCTGTCATACACATAACTTGGTACATTGGATCAATAGTAGTTAATGTCTTGCCACCAAACTTACTAAATGGTTTTGTATATTTAGGATCAGTATGTTTTAACTCATCCCAAATGTAAAAGTTTTTTTCACTTCCTGTTCTTGCCATCTTACACTCCTTTTTCTGTATATTGATTATTAATATAAGTCTTACTAACTACATATACATAAGCAGCTTTCTGACTGGCATTCTTTCGTTTATCCGTACGTTCAATTTTATTGAGCTTGAATAACTCAGTCACTCTTGGTCTTACAGTAAACGGACTGTAATTTAATAACTCAGCAACTTCATCTGCTGTTGCACCAAAGTTTCCTTTATTTGCAATAACATTAAAAACTTTATTTCTAATAGTTTCTACACCTACTTTAATAGCTTCAGCAGCTTCTATAGATGTTTCAGCATCTCTATGACCTGGCGACAATGGGTATGATTGTTCTACCATCACTAAACTCCTCTGTGTTAAAATTATCAAAACTAATATAATCAGGTGGTGCTTTCTTTGTTGTTACAAAATGCCAAAACAACACTTCTGCATTTTCTAATTTTTCTTGAAAATCTTTATCAGGTAATACTTCAATAATTTCATGTTTCATATTACCGAAAAATACTGACATATAAATTTTATCTAAATTAGTAACCATTAAATAGTGCTGCAACTGTGCTTTATATTTATCAGCTACTTTTTTAGGATTATTAAATGCATTAGTATGTTTGCATTCTAAAACAGAATGATAAGCAGTTTTATCATCATTATAAATTAAACCATCAACATGAGCATACATATATTTATATTTGTCATGAAAAAATGTTTGTTGTTTACCATCAACTTGCCATCCAGTTAGTTTTTCAAACCAACTAATGTTAAATGGTTCAGTATGTATTCCCATCTGTACTGGTAACACATCACTTAAATCTGGATATTCTGACTTACCAAGCTTTTCTTCCCAAAGCTGATACCAATCACCTTCGTATAATCTTGTTGCATCAGATCCACCAATGCCTTGTTTTCTATCAAACTCTTTCATATATACATTCCCCATTTTATGTTAGTAAATAATATTCCAGGAGCATTACCTTCTTCATCAACAGATGGTACTAAGATTTGTCCATCATTTAAATGTAATGCAATTGGATTAGGATATTCTTTTTTATCCCAATACATTGTTTGCGGTACAAAACTAACTTTAGTAATTAATTTATTAGTTAAATTGTCTATAGCAAATTTTTCTCTTTCATTAATTAAACTCATATCGTTCCTCCAATTTTCCAATAATGTTTATCTTTCTTTGCTACCTCTAATAATAATTTGTCGAACCTTTTCTCCCATAGGTTCTGCACCTTTTGCTTTAATCTTTTTCCATCTTTCTTTTTTTTCTTCTTCATGTTTTAACCTCAACTTTTCTATTTCATTTACATATCGATAGGGGAGAGTACCCTCCAATATCTTTTGTGCATTGACATGATAAATTTGATCATCATATTCAATATTTTTATAAAACTTCAGTAATCTCATTCGGAAAAACATTTGCCGATTATGAGGAGCTGAATAGTCTATATTAGATTTTTTCTTCAGGTTTAGACTCATCTGTAAATGTTCCTTCTTTAAATTTAGCAACTAGTACTTCTAACTCTGCATTCTTCTTTTTGAATTTATCCGTTATCGTTCTTGCTTTAACGAGATAGTGAATAGCATCTATTAGTTCTTCAATAGTTTCTGCTATCCATTCATCAAGAGGTCTATCGTTAGAGTCCATCGTTCTGCCAAATTTTTCCATTCCTTGAAGATGTCGATTAACTATTATGTCAATCACTTCATTAACGATTGGATCATTTGTAACTTGATCTGGTCTAATTTGTGGGTTTACTGTCATTGTTTAGCACCTTTGGAGTTAAAGTTATTGTCATACCTAAAGCATCTGCCCAACAGCAAAATAACCAACCACTAGGTTTTCTAATACCGCATTCCCATTTAGAAACTAATCCTTTGGCTACCCCCAAGATTTCATCCATTTCTAATTGTGAGATATTTTTAGCTTTTCTCGCAGCAACAAACTGCGGTATCAAAGCATTGTGGAATAATGGGCCTAAAGCTTCATAACTAGCCATTATTACCACCAATATTTATTGTTGTTTTAGGTAAAATAGCTGATTTAATTAGAACATATGTGAACGAAAAAAACCCCCAAAAATTATCGGTAGTAATAACAGGTAATAAATACCTTGCATTTCTTAGGATTTTCCGATAATTAATGGTTTTAGTAACGATAATTAATTGCTTCCAATCGTTATAATCTAAAAGTCCTTTATTTTCTAAACAAATCAACATACATTCACAATACGCACATAGTGTTGCTTTAATACATCAAATGTTGCTAGTATGTTCTACCAGTAATAAAAGAGTCCAATTATTACCTATTGTGCGTACTATCTACTCTCGCTTCAAGTACGCAATAATAGGGTGCTAGGATTACCCATGGGATTTTAACCCTATAGATCTATAGGTTTTGATACCTAGCTATCAAGGTTTACACGGATGACTCCGATGCCTTAAATTCGTCAATATTCCAATGATTTAGCTCACATAATTGAAGTAATTGGTGAGCAAATATTCGATTAGAACCATTTTCAAACTTTTGAATTTGTTGAAATGATACAGATAATTGATCACCCAAATTAGATTGTGTGAGTTTCGATTGTTTTCTTAACCTTTTAATATTCTGTCCGATTTTATAATTAACTTCAGTCTTTGATAGTTTCACGTAAAACCTTACCTTTCAATCTTCCATAAATTTGCCTGTTATTTGGATATTTCCAAAAACTTGATTGTTTAAGTTTTGCATCAACATGATGAATAATACTTGTATGATCTCTATACATAATTCTAGCTATTTCTGGATAAGATAGGGTAGTACAATCCCTTATACAATTCGTTATCATAGATCTCGGTATTACTAAATACCTATAACGACCTTTGCCTAAAATTTCTTTTTGGCTAATGTTAAAATATTTTAATACTACATCAAATATTGTTGCAACAACTTTAACATTATTAACTACAGGTCTATCTAGATCTTCAGATTTATAAATTATTTTTAATTCTGGTTTTGTTTTTTTAGCTAAAGCATCTCTATAACCAGCTCTATATCCAGCTTTATATAATGTTAATTCTCTATCTGATAAAGCCTCATATAAAGGAGCTTTTCTAGCTAACGAATATATGTGTTTGAAATCCATTATTGTATATTACCTTTTCTTCTAGAAGCTTCTAAAGTTCTCCAAACATCTATTCGAAGAATTGCGGTAGCACGTTTATTTTTAAGTATGTTTACTTCTTTTCTTAAATCTCTAATTTTATTTATTTCAGTAAAATATGCACCAGTAGCATAAAAATTTTCTGTTAACATACCCATAGAAGTTTTTGGTTCTTCATTAGCAGTACCTGCAATCCAAGAACCTTTTACATTTTTTAGATTATCAACTTGAAAATCTAATAATGCATCTTTTTCTGCAAATATTTCATCAGTTTCTGCTAAATATTTTAAATCGTTTTCAATATCCATAATTTACCTTTGTGTTTCTGTGTAATATTTAAGAAAATTTTCAATATATTTAATTGACATAGGATTTTTCTTTTTATTAAATGCTCTAATAAAATGTATTAAATCCATATCTTTAATTTTAATAGTTTCGCCTTTACTATCTGAAACATATTCTTCTTCAATTTGATCAAATATATCAATAGGAATTGTTCTTCCTGTAACTGACATAATTTCTATAAGTTGACTTATTTTCATGCTGCATCCTCCTTAAACATACTTCCTTCTGGCTCATGACTATCATATTCTTCAACTGATTGATCATATGGCATTTGCCATGCTCCTGTTTTTGGCCAAATTTTAACTATGCCATTAACATGATAATCACCAGCAAATGATCCCCATTCATTTAAAAATCCAAATTCATAAAACCTTTGTATTAACCAATCTTCAGTTACGTTATATTCTTTGTAATCTGTATATTGATATTCAAAAATATAACACGTAGATTTACCTTTAATTTTAGTTGGTACTTTGTGTATTAAAGGAATGTAATTTTCTCTCCATTCATCTGCTTTTAATTCGGAATAATTAACTTTTATTTCTTTATCATTTTTATCATAAAAAGTAATATTTCCATCAAAACCACCACAATCACCACCACCTGAAAATGGTACGTCAAGTTTATGTACTCCTTGTTTAACCATTTTTTCAAATATAGGTTTAAGTTTAATTGAGTTTTTCTTTTCTATTTGAGCAGCAATTTTTTCTTGCTCAAGTTCGTAATGCCACCATTTGGAATCATTAACATTAGTATCAAATGTTGTACCAATTAATTTTATTTCATGTGCTTTTGTCATAACTTATGTTGTCCTTTCACCATCCAATTTGTTAACTTTATTTGTTTAATCCAATCATCAAAGCTTGGAATCCATCCTAAATCTTCGACAATATGTTTCTCTACTATTAGTCGTACAGGAACAGCTTTCCCATCACTATTCGTTATCGTATGACCAAATTCTTTTTCAGCAGCAAAACATCCTTCAGCATGATGACGTAATGCTCTGTGTGCAAAATGGGTAGAAAGTTTTTTACTTTCATCCATCCAATCATGGATTTTTTGATAATCATCAGTGATACCACCCCATCTTTTTACGCTTGATAAACTATGGTAATAGCAATTAGCCATATAGTTCTCCCCAATAATTAGTTTGCATCATTTCTGCTACTTGTTTTTCTCGTTTTCTTTGAACATTGTGAACAGCTCCTCTAGTGATTGGGTGGGTTGCCCAGTCAGTTGCTGTTTGATAAACTGCAAAAATTGTAGCACCGTACTTGTCGCTATAACGAGTCCATAAGTCATCCAAATGCTTAAGGACAAGAACGCTGTTGTCATCGATATCAAGCTTTGTTTTACGATTTGCCAAAGTTTTTCTAAATAAGTGAGATACTTCATTGTTAGTTACCTTTCTTTGCATCATTTTAAATAGATCTTCACCTAACTCATTATGAGCTGTGATGCCCATTTTAAAATCATTAAGAGTAAATGAAATATCTTGTTTTGAATTATGTTTGTTATAAACGACAAAAGACCAATCAGGTCTAACCATACCATTTAAACAAACAACATACATTGAAGACCACATAATCTGTTGTCCCCATCTACCATCCATGGATGAGTAAATTCTTAGCTGCGGAATAATAGCTTCCTGCTTACCTTGAATATGCATACCATTATTTTTGTAGTTAGATAAATCAATTTTATCATCCCAAAAATTAATAGTACGAGTATATTTTTTACCACCTTCATAAACTTTATCCTCTGTTTTGATTGTAAATTTTTCGTAATCAGGTACTGCTTCAGCAACTATATCATTAACTTTAGCTGCTAAATCTCCATACGGCCTCACTATATAATCTTCAGAATGAATACCTAATAGTTTGCCATTATCTTTTCTTACTAAAGCATATCTATTTACAGATTTATTATTTTTATAAAATTGACCTGCATACATATCTTCAGTTTCATAATGTAATTGTTTCTTCTCAACTTCAAAATACGCACTTTCATCAATTGTGAGTAGATTGTTTGTTTGCATTTGTATAGCTGTTTCCATAACACCTCTTTCTTTCTTTCATTTCGAGTCGATCCCCACGCAAAGTGGGGATCAAACCCTTATTGCAATGAAGCCGAGCAGCATTTGTTTACTGGTGCACCTGGGCTTAACATCAGGGAGCTAACTCCTAATGGCAATTTATTATCTTCCATTATCATATAAATTTAATCTAACTTTCTTTTCATTAGATGTTCCATGATTGTAAAGACGTTCTATGTTTAATATAAAATCGTTTCTACTACCTTGGTTCTTTAATTTAGAAGAATTATTTTGTAATCTTTGATAAAACACTTTCCATTTAAATGTTTTATCTTTCATAGCTGCCATCATGGCATTAACAAAAGATCTTTTCTTATTATATTGAAAAAATTCACCACAAGCATTTATTCTATCTGCTTGTGTTTTTCCCCATTCTAAATCTTTAATTACAAATTCACCTTTTTTATACTCTTTGATTTCTTTGGTACTGCAATAACCTTTTGCATTAAGCATAGAAATACATTCAGAGATACCGAAATTGTATTTATTATGAAACCATTCAAGCAATTGATAATCTTTGTTACCAAGCTTAACATAAGACATTAAATATTCAGTTAAAGTCCATTTTCTATTAACTGAATTAACATTTCTTACATCCTGTAAATCAAACTCATCTTTGATGATATATGATACAGGATTACCTGTAATTTTATATGATTCTAACCTGTGTTGACCATCCAACACATTCATATCATGATCTACTATAATAGGTATTTGTAAGTCTTTTTGTTTAATGGCTTCAACTAATCTTCTTACATGAAGCTCACTAATAGCTCTATTTCCTTTTAATACTTTAAAAGAACCATATTCGCTAGTTGTATATATTTTATTATTTGACATTTGCACCTCTTTGTTAATTTAATTAAAACCATTCGGCAGCATCAGCAATTTTGTATGGTATTTTTTTTCCATACTTTTTTAAATTGCTTCTTGCTGCAAAATCTTTTGCTTCTTCTTCTTGTAAGAAAACTTGATTGGTAAATAATTCCCAATCGTTTTCAGGTTTCCAGATTATACAATACAAACTAACCAGCATCTTTCTCTGGAAACGGCATTGCTACAACAGTTTCATTTTTTGTTTGTTCGGCAGCTTTATCCATTTTATATTCAAATCTGGAATCTTCTGCTTCAGATAGATGAAAATCTACTTCTTCAGCAGTATAAATTCCTAAATCATTCAATCTTTTTACAAATTCATTGGTGTCAATTTTACATTCACCATATTCTATTTGTAAATTTTCTATATCTTGAATTATTTTTGCTTTATATTTTCCCATTAGACCTCCATTGCTGTTTGTGCTTGAACTCTAATAAATGGTTTAACGTATTCTATTCCCCATTTTTTATAGATAGCTTTTTTACCATAAAGTTTTTTATACTTTTGGACACTAGCACCTCTAGCATTTGGTACAGCAATAGTAGTCATTACTTTTTTGCCTTTAGAAAATGCTATAGCTCTGTTTATTACTCTGTTCATTTACAACCATCCTTTGTTAACTTTATCCTTACGTTTAATTTCATAAGGGATCTCTACTTTTTCAGGCATATGTTTTGCAATTGCATAACAAAGTCCTAAAAATGCTCTAATAGGGAACATAATTGCTGTCCAAATACCTTTGGCAGCTACATTCATTAACCAGTTCTGTAGTTTAAGTAACATTTGCACCTCTCTTTCTGTTTACACTTGTTAATTGTTATCAGCACCGCACATTGTGAGTATCTGATAGCAGGTTAGTAAAGTTGTTAAGAATCGAACTAGTATGTTCTCAGATCATTACTAACCAGCAATCAGGGATGCCATTCGGCAGCACCGTTTAACGGTGTTTTTGCCCTCGTGTTTTTTAGAATAATTCTAAACACGATAAAAAAAACGCCCAAATGTAACCAACATCAGGGCGTTTCTTTTTGTTAATTAACCAACTAATTTCTTAAGTCGATCGATATGCATTTGCTTTTCAGCTTTATCCACATCATTCGCATTAGTTGCTGATTTACCTTTGGCACCAGGAATATATTCCTTGCCAAAGATAGACTTGTATTTTTTATTTAATGTATCGAATATCAGTTGTGATCTTCTTACATTTAATGATTGAACTTCATTTCTGAAGACCAATCCAGCAAGTCTATTTTTAGTTATTTCAG